CCATATGTCTGAATCTATGTAGGGCCATATCATGGCCACTTGGTCTGCTGTGAGTTCACCCAGGAACTTTTGTCCTGACTCACAGTTGTAAATCACCCAGGGACTGATGCGCCCTGTTGTTACAGCATAGCACATGGCATGTGTGCTGCCATAACGCAAACAATCATTGGGCGGTGCTGAATGTTTTTCACTCCAGTCTATACCAAATTCCACTGCTCGTGCCAGTGCATCTGCCACTGCTTCCACTTTCAAATAGTCCAACAGGTACTCAGTATAGATTTTATCACTGCCCCAGTTGTCAATTTTTTTGTTGTGTTTCAACAACCATTCTGTGAACTGTCTGGGATTGATTGCTTTTGTGCCCACACAGTATCTGCCAAACTTTACAAAGGCTCGATAGTAAGGGCTGTCTGCAAAGTCATCAAATGTTTTGAGCTTTGCTGATCCTTGTGCAATCTCATAGAACCGCAAGTAAGATTGAAAGCCCAGTTCAACACCACGTTCCGTGCGTTCCGATCTGCGGCGCTTGGATTCGCACATGTGAACCACAAGACTTTCTGCACGACGAAATGTTTTCTTGCAGTAGCCGCAAGTGAGTTCATTTGGTGTCTCGGCCATGGTCACGCATGTATTGATCAAGTTCTTTCTTTGTGGTCATTGAGGCCAGCATGGCTATTTCATCTTCTTTGTAGTTGGGAAACAACTCTGCCAACTGCTTTTTAATAGCACTTGCTCCTGCACCCGTTTCTTTTTTCTTGGGTGAGATCCAGTTGTGTCTGGGTGTGCCCATGTCTGGACTCACTGTGGTAGCACACAGCCATTGCAGTTCGGGATGCCGGTTGATGTTGAAGAAGTGTTTGTTCAGTCGCTCATTGGTGGAGATCAAATAAAACTCTTGCAAGTCCCGTGAGCCTTCCACACAGCTGGCCCAACGAATCATGAGATAGTTGGAGAACTTTTTGCGTTCCTCTTCTGTGAGTTCGCGATAGAAGTTTCTGTTTTTGCGATCTAGTTGTCGCATCTCATTGGCAATGTTTAGTTTATCACTCACTTGTCTACCTTGATCAACTTGTATATCATTATAGCACGTTCCAAGGCATCTTGTAAAGCAGGACTGGTCCGGGCCAGGCGCCGAATTTCGCCCCACATTTTATCTTCCTGGAGATGATCAAATAAGGGTCTACCATCTGAGGTGCGCTTGTCATAATCAATTTCATGCCCACTCACAGGATCATATCCATATCCAATCAATTCACGTGTATCAGGATCGGCGCCTGATTCTCTAGCATACACTTCATTGCCCACACGTTCATAGATGTAGGTAGCACCAGGTTTAAGAGTTCCCATACCGGTAACCATATTGAGTGTGTGCCCAGCGTAGGAATCGTTCCAGGCCTTCGCGATCTTCGGGATAACTTTCCAGGTAAATTTTTACCATGCGAGTCAAGTTTTCAAACAGTTGTGGTTCAGTGTATGACATAATCTACCAGGATTTATTGTAGTCCACTATCTCACAGTTTCGACTGATATCTTTCACAAAGTACACACAGTCTGGATCAGGATCATTGTTAAGTGGCACAGCAAGCAACTGTCCATTTTTTAACTTGGGTGCATACCAACTCACTTCATGATACACATCCAAGATTTCAATGTCCGGAAATGACGGACGGAAACTTGTGAGTGGATTAAACTGAAACACTCTAAATCCACGATCATTAATTGATGTAAGTGGTAGTACTTCCAAGTCACCTACTTCGGGTTCGCCTATGAGTATTTGCCAATCCATGGGCATCTTTATGGTGTTCTCTCCAATGCGTAGCACCAATGCAGGTGCATTAAAACTCTCTAAAAAGATCAAGGGAATGAAATGATAGTCAGGCTCTTGTGGGTTTGAGTTGTCTAGTATGGCAAACCTCATGTCATCTACTTCTTCAGGCAAATGATCTAGGTCGTAATGGATATTGTCTAATGTTAGGATTCGCATGTTGTTATAATACAGGTTTATGTAAGGAATGTCAACCAGGTTTCATCCAGTCCAGTCGTTCTTGTGTAAAAGGATAGTTGGCCTCGCGATAGAAGGCCTTACGCTTAGTTAGGTGACGCTTGGCAAATTTACATGTTGATGCGATATCCCAGATTTGCACGTGGTCTTTGTCTTCTGCTTTGCGTATTCCACGACCAATAGACTGAATAACACGCACAAAACTTTTACCTGGTTCAACAAGCACAAGATTAAAAATCCTAGGAATATTAATACCCACGGCAGCAACGCCATATGTGGCCACAATAATTTTATCGGTTGCATCAGCCACTTGATCATATTCTGCTTGCCTCTTTGATCCTTTGGTTGCACCCGACACAAACACTGCTTTGTCTCCCAGCCTTGCAACTAACTGCCTACCACACTCAGTACGGTCCACTAAAACCAAGGTGTTGCCTGTTTCGTTTACTTGACGCACAAGATCTGCCATGGTGTCCAGTCTGCCCGACTCTTCCAGCAGGTATTTGAGTTCGCTTTGATAGTCTTTGTACTCCACATGATCAATCAACTGCACAATGTTCACATGACAGTTGGCCAGCACACCTTGTTGTTGCAGTTCACTGGCACTGAGTTTACCAATCACAGGACCAAGACTTACTAGTAGTGCTTGGCTTTCAAACTTCTCTTTGGGCACAGTTCCAGTCAATCCCCAGCGAATTGGCACTGTCGCCATCACACCTGTGAGCAGGGTTTTTAATGCATCTGCCTTGGCCATGTGTACTTCGTCCACAATAACGCATACAACGTCTTCAAGAAACTCACCTATGGTGCAGTCGCCTACTCCGGCCTTGGTGTTCTTCAACAGGTTGTTTAGACTTTGCCATGTGCATATGGTGTGTTGACGTCCGTATTCTTTTCTGTCGCCAAAGTACACGCCAACATCTTGTTGCATGTTGATATAGTCTGCTTCGGTCTGTGTAACTAGACTCTTGTTGGGCACAATAACGATCGAGCGTCCATAAGGTGCCACAGCATTGCTTAGTGCCGCTGTCATAATTGTTTTGCCTGCACCTGTGGCCACTTCCTGTATGCACTGTGGATTGGCTAGAAAGTTGTTGATGATCTCCACTTGGTAGTCACGTAGGGTGATGGGCTCTCCTGCGGCCGGATGTGTTCGAGGCCATTTCACATGTTCAAAACTTGTTTCAGAGACTTGTGCAAAGTCAAATGTGTTTGAATAATCGCGTTGATCGTCTAGTTCAATGTCATAGTTGAGTCGTTCCAAGATGGGCATGATCTCGGGCAACAAATTCACATAAGTGCTACCGCCCAATTGAAAGTATGCTACCTTGCCATCCCAACGTCCTAACCTCACTGCTGGCAAATAACGTGCCGCAGGATTTTCGTATTTGAAGGCTGTGACCAAGGCCTTGCGGGCATCCAAGTCAAGGCCTTCAATCTTGATGTTTACTTCATCTCGAATAATTATTGTGGCTGTTTTCATTGTAAATTCATTTCTGTCAGTATTTCTTTGGCCAGTCCATCAAATATACCCAATTGTTTTTGAATTTTGTCTGCAGAAATTTTTCTATGCACCAATAATCTGCTCAGATATTCAACACCTTGTCTACGCAAATCAAAATCAAAACTGTCTTGAATAATTCCATCAATCAGTTGTTCAATCACCGTTTTTTGTTTGGATGTAAGTTTGTATGTTGATTGTTGTTTTAATTGCAAGAATTTAACCAAATTATTTTTTTCATCTGGCCCTAAAATTTTCCATGTTAAACATTCTGGAGTCACCAACATCTGATGCTGTAATGGTAAGATTTTTTTGTTTGCCCATTGATATAGCTCATGCAAATTTTGAATATTCAGTGGTTGAATCACAGTGCTGACGTAAAAACTTGCGTTGTCAAGAGATGTTTTCAATGTGTCGATATTGTCGTTGAGTTTGTACCAATCAGCCGGATAACGCATAAAATTATAAACATCATCAGTTCCGTCAACACTGATTCCTACTTCTAAAGTTTTGATTTGTTGTAGTTTTTTCAATAATGGTTCAGTCAAGATTGATGCGTTTGTAATTACAGCACATTGTAAGTTTCTTTTTATCACAATGTCAAGTATTTCAATGTTGCGTTTGTGCAAGAAGAATTCGCCGCCAATAAATGTTATAGATTGCAAATCTGGCAGCTGATCCATGGTGTCAATTGCCAGTTGAACGTTGTCTATAGCAGAAAGTCTTACCGGTAGACTTTTTGTTTGATATCGTTCTTCGGCTGCATAACTGCTTACTTCTGCATTGCACATAAAACATCCCAAGTTACAAGTGTTGCTGAAGAAAATTTCTAAAGAAATAATTTTTTCCTCTGCACTAGCCCAGGGTTGTTGTAATAACTGTTGCCTGATACTGGTCAATCCCATGCTTTCAGGAATAGAACAATTTGAGCATTCAAACTTTGGCACTGTGCCCGAAAGCATGTTGGCACGTAGTGACTGCATTTCGGCACCGTGTAAAAAATCTTGCAAGGTTGGAATTGATCCACTAGGTTGATACACACAACACGGTTTAAATATCACACTTTTATCACGTTGATTTTCAATTCGTAAATTGGTAAACGGTGCTGAACAAAATATTTTATTATACGGCATGAACTATGCTTTTGAGTTGCTGTGTTGAAGTTGGAAACTGATTCAATCCATCGCAATAAATTTCAACTCTGTGTTGCCTTAATAGATACTGAACGTATGCTTCATCAAAAATGCTATGGGTTGTCATGTCAGCGTGGATTTCATTTAATGTGCGTTCAACATATTGTTCGCAACGTAGTTGAATGTTGTGAAATTTTTGTAATCTTGTAAATTGGTCATGCTGTTTTTTAACAATTTTTTTGTCTACAGTACAAGTTAGTTCTAAGGTATTGCATATTTGGTAAAATAACGTGGACCAGTTATCAACAATATCGTTTGTGGAAATTTTTATTACTCCATTAATGTTGTTGTAGTCCTCCAACTTGTAAGACTGCTCAAGAAAACTGTCTAACCAAAAAGAACACCATTCTCTCATGATCCATCTTGGCACAGTTTCTAAGTCTCCATGATAATTCCAATTGGTTTGCAATTTATTACAAATTTCTGTTTCCGACAACAGCATGGATATGTAACTCACAAACTGCTCACGTTCGTTTTTATAGAAGTTATTCATAAGATAATCCAGTCTGTGATTTTTGTCTGGAAGAATTACAACTGCTTTACCAGAACGATCATCAAAATCAACATCGGCTGTATTGAGATGACCATATTGTACATGGTGGCTGAATTTACCTCGTTGATTCCAAAAAACATGGCTGCTACCATTGCAGTCAAACACAAAATCTTCAAAAGATGTTGTTCTCAAATTGGTAAAATTGTAAATGCATCTTGCAACATAAGAGCCGTAACAACCTTGTGGAAAGTAAACTTTGATCATATCACATTATATACTTATCGCCTAACAAAGTCAAAAAAACAGGGACCGAAGTCCCTGTGTAAAAACCCGGGGCGGAGCCAACCAATCCCCAGGGTAAAACTCA